ATCGTCACCGGCGGCTTCAAGGCCTATGAGAACCTGCTGGCCCGCATGAAACGGAGTAACTACCCGTGAGGCTTAAGGCTGGCCAGTACCGCGACCGCGTCCACGTCTACCGTGAAACGTCTGCTGAAGGCAGCGACGACCCAGCGTTTGCAACAACGCTCTGGCGTGACCTGCCGTGCAGCATCACGGCGGTCAGCGGAGGCGAGACGTACCGCGGCAGACAGATTGAGGCCACTGTCTCGCACGTAATTGAGATGCGTTACTACGCCGGAATCTTACCCAGCATGCGAATCTATCAGCCGCTAACGCAGACCTACTACGAAGTGAGCCGGGTGCTTGCGATGGACAACAACACGCAGCTGATGATTCAGACGACGGAGGTCGTACTGTAATGGCAAGCAAAATGCACATTGAGACTGCAATATCAGAGGACTTTCCGCTGGAAAAGTACCTCCAGCAAATTGATTTGCTTGTTCGGCACAAGGCAATTCCGGTGGCACTGCGTGCCGCCAGCCGAATCGTGATTGCTGACGCAAAGAAACGAGTTCCACGCAGCAGCAAGACTGGAACAGCGAAAAAGAAAAGCAAAACACAGCAGCAGGCGGACGCAAGACGCAGGCCTTTGGCGGATTCGCTGGCAACAAAAATCGTGAGCAAGCGTGATGGCGAGGTGACAATCGCAATCAGCGGTCAAAAGTTGTTGCCGCACGAATATGGCAAACGCAAAAAAAGCGAGACGGCACACAGCCATCTGCTCGAGTTCGGGCATCGCGGCGTGTTTTGGAAACGAACAAACTGGCAATTTGGAACTCGCCAAGAAGACGGCGGATTCCGATACCGATTGCGGGCCGATGGAACACGGCGAAGCGATGAACGCACTATACGGTCGGTTCGTGTAGCCACTCTAGTCGGCGGTCAAACACGCAAAGACTTTGTTGAGGCAAAGCGATGGCTGGCACCAGCCGTTGATGCCACGCGGGCACAGCAACATCAGGCGATGGTTGCCGCATTAGAAAAAATGATTGCGAGCGCCAAGTAATGCCTGACATCCTCAACAGCATGCGAATCTACCTGAAGACCAAGACGGCGATCACGTCGGTCGTTGGCACAGGTGACGCTGCCCGAATCTATTTCCACGATGCCAAGGAAGGAGCGGCGATGCCGTTTCTCATCTTGGAAATCTTTGAGGGTGAGTCCAACGAACACCTTGCCGGAATCAGCGGCGTCTGCAGCAACCGCATCCAGATCGATTGCTACGGCGTGACGGCGGCGGCGGCCTACAGTTTGGCCGAAGCTGTCCGGCTGGCACCGCTGCAGATGTTTCGCGGGTCAATGGCCACTGGTGGCGATTTAGTGCGGGTGCTGAACGTCACCAGCAACGTCAGCTATCGGCGAGGCTTTGACCCGCCTGTATCTGGTTCAAGTCAAAAACGGTATTGGGTGAGCAGAGACTACATCATCATGTATCAGGAAGCGACAAGCTAAGGAGAGTTTAGAACATGCCAAACACACGAATCGACACCGGCCACGGCGGCACGATCACCTTTGGAACCAGCAGCCGAGCATTTAACTGGCTGACCATCGACGCTGGAGAGCGATCACGTCCAGCAGTTGACATCACACACTTGGCCAGCACCACGCCAACCTACATGGCTGGCGACTTGGAAGAGCCGGGTGAAATTACGCTGACATTCCAGTTTGACCCAGCCGGAACCGCTGGCTGGTATGCAACCAGCACTGCGGCCGAAACCGTAACCATTACTTGGCCGGTTGCACCTGGCGGAACCACTGCCGCCAACTACGCAGGCACGGGACTGGTGACGCGGGTCAAGTTCCCGACGCTGCAAACCAACCAAGTTCAGATTGGCGAGATCAGCGTCAAATGGTCCGGCGGCACTCCGCCAGCATGGACCGCAGGCAACTAATCGGAGCAACCAATGGCAGAACGTGTACGGCTGGCACCGCATCCAGCGAAAGACAAAGACGGCAACCCGCTGTTCCCGCAGCTGCGGAGCATCATTGCGGACGGCTACGGGCTGGTCGGCTACACCGGCGACCCGCCGTATCACCGGGTGCAGTTTATCAACTGGCAAGCATCGCAGGAGCCTTGGATTGTGACAGCGGTGCGGGTGCTGGTTGCCAGCGAGTTTGGCAAGTCGCCAGACGTGATCACCAGCGTTTCAGAACCAGTCGAAGTCAAAGATGAGGATGATGACTAATGGCCAACGAAATCAGCGTCACTGTTGGGGCGTCCGTCACCAACGGATACCTTAAGCAAACCTCGGCGACTCAGACTCGCCAATTCACGCAAACAACTGCACGGGCTGGCAGTGTATGCCAGGACATCGGCACCAGCGAAGAATCTATTAGCTTTGGCGATGTCGTGCCGGGCTATGTGGTGGCCACGAATCTCGACACGACCAACTTTGTCAGCCTGCGGTTTGCAAGCGGCGGCGGCAACGCTATCCGGTTGCTGGCCAATGGCGGGCAGGCCTGCTTCCATTTGGGGACAGGCATCACCCTGTACGCCATTGCCGATACGGCAGGGTGCAAAGTCAAGTTCGATAGTTACAACACCTAATAAGGGACGAGCAGATGAATCGCGAGCAGTTTTTGAAAGCACGGGAAACCAAGGTTGTCACGGTCGACGTGCCGGACTTCGGCCCAGTCAAGATGCGTGAGCTACCGGAATCGCTGCGGGTGCGGGAGTTTGACCTGTGGCTGCGGCCCGGCGACAAGGTGAACAAGCAGCGGCAGCAGGACGCACGGCTAAAGATTGTCAGCCTCTGCGTTGTCGGCGACGACGGCCAAACTTATCTCACGGAGGACGACTTCCCGCAGATGCGGCAGATGCCATCGTCGGTGGTTAGCAGGCTGGCTGAGGTTGCCATGTCGCTGGCCGGGCTGTCAGACGAAGACATCGAAGCCAAGCTAAAAAAAACATCCGACGACTAAGGAACAATCACCGCCGATTCCTGCACCTGAAACTTGCGGAGATTAGCGGGCGGCTGGATGCCGATGCAGTGGCTGACGAATTGACGACCGACCAGATGTTTGAGTGGTGGGCTTACGGCTACCTGCAGGGCTGGTTTCCGCAGGAAGAAGAGAAGCGTGGAATGGACCCAGCGGCGGCTCAGGAATTCTTTCAAAGGCTAGGCAATGGCTAGTACGACAATTCACACGCTGTCTTACAAGATGGTTGCCGATACGCAGAACTTCACCCGCGGGTTAATTAGCAGCCGCAGCGAAGTTGCCTTGATGAAGAAGCTGATGAACGACACGTCGCCAGAACAGAAGTCAGCCAAAGCATTGCAAATGCTCGACCGGTTGTATGAAGCCGGCAAGATTTCCCAGACGCAGTACAAAGACGCCACCGCAAAAGTGCGGGCTGAACTGGAAGCCTTAAAGCGCAGCAGCAAAAACACTGGCGACGGGATGGAAAAGCTGAACGGCAAGCTAAAGGGATTTGTCGCCGCTTTTATTTCGTTTCAGGCAGCCAGCCGCGGCGTGCAGCTGTTTAACGACACAATGAAAAAGCTGGATGACCAAGGCGACAACGCGGAACGGTTTGGCTTGTTCGTTGATGACTTTATCAAGATGCAGTACGCACTCGAGCGAGGAGGCGACCTAGAACGCGGAGGCGCTGCGGCCGCACTCAAGACCATGCGGGACAACATCCAGCTGGCGTCACTCGACATGGGCCGATTCAAGGAGTTGTTTGGCGAACTGGGCGCTGACCAAGACATCATCGCCGCCATTGCATTTCAGCCAATCAACAAACAGCTGGAAACGATGGTCACGCTAATCGGCCAGATGCCAGACGCAGGCAAGCGAGGCTTGATCACGTCCAAGCTGTTTGGCACTGACGAGGGGCAAATGGCGTCGCTGATTACTGGCGGTGCTGCAGGACTGCAGGAACTGTATCGGCAGGCCGAGGAGTTTAACCTTTTGCAAGGCAATGAGTCTGATCGGATAGCGAGTGCTGCCGAAAGCTGGAAAGACGTAAGTTACCGCTGGGAGGCGGTGGTAAACAAACTGGTAGTTGAATTGCTGCCAGTCGCTGAACAGCTTGCCGATATTGCAGTTGCCATTTTAGGGCGGCGGCCAGAAACGGCTCGCTTGGCAAGTGGCACCAACAACAACGGACTGGCGATTGTCCGGCAAGCTGAAATGATGTCTTCCATAACGCAAGAGGGAATGGTTAGTTTTGGAGACAACCGCGGGCAGACGACCCGAAGAGTCACTGGCAACCTTGATTTCAATCAATTAGTTGGATTTTTGCAGCAGGCTCGCCAACTCGATCCAAACTTCGCGGAAGCCAGCATGAGTGCAGACCAACTGCAAAGGCTGAGGCGAAGTGCTTTGCCGGGCGATCCCGGCGGCAATCAGGCAACCGTCCAGCTGGCAATACTCGAAGAGCTAAAAAGGCAAACGCAAGCATCGACGGAACTGGTCCGGCAGCAAGAAGAAAATAGATCGCAAACACGCAACGTCGCTGGACTGGTCGAATAGCAAG